AAGGTGGGGCTACTTAGCTTCGACCGCCGGCCAGCGCGCACAGTCCCGGCGGACTCCCACGCATCGGCGATCAGACGGGCAATCGTTCCAGCCACTATGACCGCGGACGCCCTGGCAGCCGCCAGCAGCCCGTGCGCCTCAAACGCATCCTGCAGGCCGATGGTGACGGCGACCGCCGCCTCGCCTGCCGCCGCCCTGGCCGCCGCGAGCGAGGCGGGCGCTTCCCACGACTCCAGCCTGGCCGCGGTCGCTGGGGCGGTCAGGGCCAGCGCATCGGCCTTCGCCACCGACAGGCCAAGCCTGGACTCCATGGCGTCAGCCAGCGCTCTGCTGACCGGGGACCCGCCCACCACATAATCCAGCGTCGCCCACAGCCGATCAATCTCGACCGTGGCCGTATCAGCCACGCCACTACCCTCTTGGACGGTGGCCCACAACTGATAGTCGTTGATTGTGGTCAAGTCGTCTGAGCGGGTAAACGCGGCACTGGTGTAAACAGCATCGCTTGCCGTTAGTGAGGCGGTGGTAAGCGACTCAAATAAAGTGTTGTTGGTGCCATCCCGTAGCTCAAGCAACAAGGTTTTAGCGCGGCTTACAGACCCAACCACTCGCGCTTCGACATGCAGGGTAATCGAGTTTTGGCTACTGAAATCCCCTGGTGCATTATCTAGCAGGGCGTGGATTGACTCACCCGGGTGACCATCTGTCGCCCGCACATCGTCTGACGCCCCAAGATTCGCAACCGTTGCGCCACTCCACCCCGAGGCGACATCAATGACGCTAAGGTTAAGGTCTGCGGTCGCCACAGGCCCGCTCCCAGATAGCCTCGTAATCCGCCCAGCCGATCAACTTGCCGGCCTTTGCATCCCCATACCCAAACGGGTCATACCAATCATCGCCCGTCCAAAGCTGGCGATCGTCCACACCGCGCCACGGGCGCCGGCCGTCCGGATACGGCTCCCACAGCACCACCACCTGCACGTCATCACTCGGCGCAGCCCGCCATTCCTCAGCGGACCGCCCCACCACCCGCGAACCATCGGCGTAGTAGATAGCCCACATTACCGCGCCTCTAGCGCCTCGATCCGCTCACGCAGCTTTTCGATATGGATCGCCTGTACCTCCACGGTCTCCCACAGCCGCTGCTGAATGTCGCCAAGCGACATCTTCTTGCCGGACGCCTCCCACTCGGCCGGGCTCGGCATAGACGGCAAGTGCCCCTGGGTCTTCCAGAAGCCCCCATACTGCTTGGGATCGAGCATCATGGCCGCCCGCTCGGCGAAGCGCCGGGCCGGTTCGTGGACTCGCGGCTCGACGGTCTCAGGCGCCGCCGGGGCGACCTCGACCTCGACCATCCGGGGGACGCGATCAAAGACCGGCTGGCCCTTCTCCCGCACCGGGTTGCCCTGGGGGTCCACCACAGGCACCACGTCGAAAATGGGCTCATCGCGGGTGATGGTCTCCTCGACCATCCGCGCATTCGCCGCGTCATAGCGTCGCCGCTTGACCTGCACCTGGCGCGTTGCCTGGCGCTTTTCTATGTAACTCTCTGCGGCGGGAGTCACCCGATCAGGGACCATTGCGTCCCACTTGGCAATGTCCACCGACCCCTGCGTATACGCCTCGGGGACGTAACAGGTCAGGAGGGTATTGTCGTCGTAAACGGCCTGGGCATTGATGGTGCCCGCCCCTTTATCAGCCCCGGTAGGACTCCCTACAACGAACCCATTATCGAAGTAGCCGCGAGTCGTGTAACCAGAGTTGATCGTAGTGTTGAAGGCAAGCCTTCCACCGCGGGAGTCTGAGGTATTGCTGGCTACATTGGCATGAATGCCCGCGTAGACCCGGAGCGCGCTGGCCGAATCAAACGCATAGGAGTAGATAGACGAAATGAGCCCTGAAGCAATGGGAGGGGAGTCGTTCCGCTCAAAGGTAAGGATAGCATCTCCATGTCCTCCCTGAGCAGCATTAACCTCCTTTACACGAACTGACTTATTAAACTCATTCGCGACTGCGTTCAGAATCGGAATGGCATCCCCACTCGTCCCCGTGTTCTTCAGCGCGGCCGTGCCGAGGCCCAGAGTCGTGCGTTGCGCGGCCGCGTCGGCGTCATCCACCAATGCGCGACCCGCCGCCGTAAAGTCCGCCGTCGCCGCAGTCCCCGCCCCCGTGAAGTAAGGCAGCTTATTCGCTGCCGAAGTCAGCCCCGCTAGTGCGGTCAACTCCGTGTCCAGAGGCTGCTTCTCACTACCCAGCTCTGCCAAGGCGGCTTGTACATCCGTCGAGGACAGGCTACCCGTTGGCGTGAAGGTAATCTCGCTTGCGTCGAACAACTCCGCCAGAGGTCCGGATGACACCGTTGAGTTGCCTGCAAGAGTAATGGCCACCGGCGATGTGTCGTCATACGTGCCGCCCACCAATGTCGCCAGCACCGTCGTGCGGGCCAATGTGTTGCCGGCCCCTACTGTGCCGAGACCGACCTCCTTGTTGTCGCCGTTCTCGATGGCGTAGGGCACAACTTGGCCATCGGCATAGGCCGCCGAGAACGGCGCCCAGCCGGTCATCGCCGACAGCGTTAGGGTGCCGGTGCCGGTCGTTGACGTGGTAGCCTTGACCAGGTTTTTCTTGCTGCTCAATGTGTTGCGCTCCTATGGCCCGGCATCAGGCCGGCTTGGGCTTATTCGATCGAATAGATGGTGAGCAGGGACTTGCCGAAGTCGCCGCCCTGGCCGGTGGCCCTCCCAAAGTCGCCGCCTGCGCCTTCCGGCGGGCCTTGGCCGCCCCCGGGGTCCGGCTCATCCCCCTGTGGCTCGAGGCCGCCTTGCTGGTCCGCCTGGTCTTGCTCTTGGCCTTCACCACCGCCCGGGCCGCCCGGCTCCTGCCCAAAGTCCTGCTGCGACTGCTGCAGGGCCTGCATCCACGGCCCGACAAGCGATGGGTTCAGCGGCGCATCGTCGAGCGGCGTGTTGGTGGCCTTCTGGCCGATCTCGGCGCGCAGCTCGCCCCACGTCGATGCCAGCTTCGCCTTTTCCCACTTCCGGGCGGCGTCTTCCTGATCCAGGCCGACGAACCGGAACACGTACTTGTCGCCAAACTCGCTGATCACGTAGTCGGACAGAATGGACTCGAAATAGCCCATCAGCGGGCGCAGGCCCTTGTCCTTGCTGGCCGCGATCTTCTCGACCGTGTCATCGCCGGATAGCGAAGACCGCCCTGACGAACTGAACGACTCGAAGTTGATTTCGGACGGGTCTATCGAGTAGATGGCGCAGATGATGGACGTCAGGAACGACATCCACTTCGCGAAGTACATCTCGTTGAACTCGACCCCGAACCGCTCGAAGCTGGCCTTGCTTTCCTGGTCCTTGCTGACCATGAGCGGCAGCGTCCATGCGTTGTTGATGCCCTTGACCATGGCATTCCAGTGCCGCTTGAACGCCACCAAATCGTTCGCGTCGTAGTCGCCGGAAATGTGCAGCATGCCGCGCGGGATGGCGTTCTCGTCGAACCCCTTGATGTTGTAGGTCATCGCGTTCAGGTAGCCGGTGACCGTCCGGATCAGCAGCTCGGGCTCGCCCAGGCCGTAGCCGGCCAGGCGCACGTCGGTCCGCGGGTTGCGCGGCACGTAGATCAGGTCGTTGTACGTGTAGGCCGTCCGCGTCCTGCCCTGCACCACCTGCAGCGCGAACACTTCGTCGTTGCCATCGTAGCCGTGCTCGGTGCAAAGCCTGATCGTGGCGCCGTCCACCGCGTACAGGCCGTCGACGCCCAGCGCGCGGTCGCGCTTCATCTCGGTCTCTATCGGCGCCGCGTCCATCGTCAGGGTGTCGCGGACCAGCTTGGCCATCAGATGCGGGAAGGCATCGCGCTTCAGGCGCTGGCGGGCGCGCGGCTTGAATTCCCAGCCGCTATTCTGGATGAACCTGGTCAGCAGCTTGATGGATTCCTCTTCGTCCGGCGCCAGCTCGTGCGACTTGTCCATGTGCCGGATCTGGAACCCAAGCTGATCTTCCTGTTCCTGCGGCCGGCAGAACGCCGACATTTGCCGGATGCGCGTCAGGATGACGGCATTCAGGACCGGCGTCTGATCAACCATCTGGCGCAGGCTTTCGAACCCGATCGGGCTCGGTTTCTCGTACCAGTCGCCGCTGGCGAAGATTTGAAGATCGTCCAGGTAGACCGACTGCATGCCGCGGCCACGCGCGCGCTCGCTGGTCGGGAACTGAATGACCTGCGCCGACTTGGCCATGGCCTGTTGGTCCAGGTCCGCCACGATATGGTCGATGACCTGCTGGACTTCCGGCGCCGGGATCAGGTCAGACAGGGTCGGCCGGTACGTCTTTTGCAGCTGCGCCTGCGCGTCATACCGCTCATCGGCCGGCGCGGTCGTGTCGAACGCCGTTCGGCGGGGATCGTCACTCAAGGGTCGGTCTCCGTTTTCCGGCCGCTTCTGGCCAGGCTATCGCGCCGGGCCTCGTCGGCATCCTGCCGGGCCAGATGCCGGCACGTTGTTGGCGTCGACGATTCTTGCGTCGGACATGGGGCAGTGCTCCGGTGATGGTTTCGCCCATTGTGCTGTCACGACCGCGCGTCGCGGTGGTATTGTTCGCGGACACGCACGCCCGAGGTTCCCATGCCAGACCAAGACCTATCCGCCGCGTCCGCGGCCGTAGAGACCATCGTCGCCGACGTGGCCAAGCTGTCGCCCGGCGCCGGTGACATCGTCCACGTCCGGCTGCACCGCCAGCTGACGCCGGCCGAGGCGAGCGCGCTGGTCGACCAGCTTTCGGAAATTGCGCCGGACGCGCGCTTCCTGGTCACCGATGGCACGCTGGACCTGTCGGTCCTGACATCTGCGCAGCTTGCGGAAATGGGGCTCGCGCGCCTTGGCGGCCGACTCATACTGCCGCACTGACGCGGCGCTGTCCGCGCTGGCGCCGCGCGTCACCTACGGCGTCGGCGACCTTGGCCATGCCGACACCACGCCAGGCGCCGCCTGCTGGTGCGCGCCGCCGGTCGAACTGGACCGTGGCGAGTACCTGCCGTGGCTGCGCCTGCACTTTCGCACCGATCCCGGCCTGTCGCAGCGCATGGGCGCCGTCGCGTGGTACTTCGCCCGCGGCGGAGCGCTGGACGTGACTGGCCCCTACGCCAGCGACCTGCTGGAAGCGCTGGCGGCGCTGGCCGTCAAGGCGCCGGCAGTGCCACAAACAGCGGGCAGTCCGGGTCGGAAGCGCCGACGCTGAACCCGCGCGCTCGGCAGTGTCCGCGCGTGGCGTCGAAGGCCTCGCACTGCCCGCAGGTACTGCGGCCCTGCGCGCCATCCATCATTTCGACCACGTGCGCCGGAAGGCCCGGCATGTTCTGCGCTGCCGTGCGCCGCTCTACCTCTTCCTTCGCCGTCGGCCCGGACGGAAGGTAGAACGTGCCGGTGCCGTAGGCCCGTGCCCAGGCCGCTTCGCACAGCATGTTCGCAAACGCGAAGTGAGGGTCCAAGCCGACCTTGACCACGCGCGGCCGGTAGTCCCTGACCTCTTCGTCTGGCTCCGAAACCAGCGCGACGCGCGTCAAGTGCAGGAACACCATTTCGCGCAGGATGGCCACGCGCTTGCGCACGCCGCCGTCCAGGATGTCCTGCTCGCGCTTGTCCGGCGGCGGCAGCAGGCACGTGTGCTTGACGTAGCGGTCCAGCGCGACCTGCATCATCTTGTACTGGTGCAGCGCCACCGTGTACCGGTCGCGGTCTTCGTCGCGCGTGCGCCGGTCCGCCTTCGTGACCACGGCATCGCCCCAGGCCAGCATGTCATCGGCCAGGTTCGTGTAGTGCGCCAGGAACACCCGGCCCTTGTGACGCCCGGCGAAGCGCTTGGCGTCGTTGTAGTTCGGCAGCGACTCGACCACGCACACCGACACGCCGTACTGTTCCATGAGCTTGCTGCAGCGCTCGAACGGATCTTCGCTGTAGATGGCCTCGACGTGGACCACGGCCTGCCGCCCGTCCGGCATCCTCGCCTTGATGATCGCGACGTTGAACTGGCCCATCTGGTCGATGCCCATGTAGGTGCCGGTCGCCCGGTCCAGCCATTCCACGCCGGCCCGGGCGCCTTCTGCCACGCACTGGTTCAGGTGCTCCAGCGTCACCGGGATCTGCGTCGGGTCCGCGTAGGGCATGCCCAGCTTGCGGTTGTAGAAATTCTGCTTCTGGTCGCTGGTGGCCGCGCGCGACCAGGACTCCATCATTTCGTCGGCGCTGATCGTCGGCGACAGGATTTGCGACAGGTGCCAGGATTCGATCTTCGCTGCCGGCACCGTGGCCTGCCAGTCGACACAGTCCGGCCACAGCGATGACAGGACCATGTGCTCGCCGCAGTTCGGGCAGCGCGTGTGGAATTCCTGCTGCGTGCCCAGCTTGAAGAACCAGTTGATGTCGGCGTTCGGCCACTTGGCCGTCGACACGGCCATCGTGTAGCGGATGTTCGACGCGCTCAGGCGCTCGCGCGTGCGGTCAATGTCATCGACCTGCATGCCCTGGACCTCGTCGAAAGCCAGCACGTCCATCGGGTAGGACTCGGTGGTCACCTTGCCGCTGGTCCACAGGAACAGGAACACGGCGTCGCCGATGCGCCGGGTCAGGACGTTGCCCTCGCCCTTTGACCGGCTCTTGCCGGCCGGCCCTTCGTCGATGGTCAGCTCCCGGTACAGGTTCGGAATCGACCGCACCACCGGCAGCCACCGTTCCCGGCTCACGTAGCCGGCCAGGGGCATGTCGGGCAGGTAGAACCCGCACGTGGCCGGCGAGAACTTGCGCGCCATGTAGATGCACGCGAGCATTTCCCAGACGGTCAGGCCCATCTGGGCCGCCTTCTGGATCACCATCATCTGCTGATAGGCGGCCTCCGGCGTCGACGGGATGGCATCGTAGATAGCCCACAGCGACCGGCGGTTGTCCAGCCGGAACGGCTTGCCGTCCACCTTGAGCCCTTCGTCCGCCAGGCGGTCGCACCATTGCCTGAACGTCATTTCCGGCGGGATGTCGCGCCCCGCCGGCACCCGGTCAATCTGGCGGTTCAGGTCGGCCGTGAACCCGGCCAGCATCGCCCGGTGGTCGTCGAAGGCGCTCAAGTTACTCCGCCGTCAGGCCGCGCCATGCGCGCCAAGCGGATCAGTTCATCGCGGAATTCCGGCGGCGTTGCGTTCGCTTCTCGCTTGCCGAGCGTAGGCTTGTTCGCGGCCGGCCCACGCTGATCGTGACGGCCGATCTGGTGCGACCCAATCGGGCGATCCCAGCGCAGATCGTGCGGCTTCGCGTAGCCGACGTAGTACAGCCACGTAGCCTTGTTCGCCCGGTGGCCGTAGGCGCTTTGCCAAACCTCGCACATCCAGCCGCGGCCATCTGTTGCCGGCTGCCAGCCGCGCGCGCGTGGCCTTGACAGCCCATGCGCGGCGAATGCCTTGCTTTTCGCTGGGTGCTCAAGAACCCCGCCCCACCGGCGCACTGCATCAAGCGCAGCCGCGAAACACCCGCCATCATTGCCGGGGCGGTTGTGCTCGCCGCCCCAGCGGGCGAAATTCACGACAGCCATCGCGCCCCACAGCTGGCACGGAGGGTGGGCCACGACAGGCCACGGGCCGGCGTATAGGCGGGCGTCGCGACCGGCGTCCCATGGATCAACCCCGTGAAGGCCGTAATACGCGCCGCCTCGCTGAACGTACAAGGCGGCCACCATGCCGGGCGATGACGCGCTCAAGCGCTACCCCGCATGCGCCAGCAAATCGCCCTGAGACAACCTCTCGGCAATGGCCATGCACTGCGACTCTCTTTTTTCAACCAAGATCGCCCGTCGGCCGGTCTTGCGCGCCACGATGCCCGTGGTGCCACTTCCAGCGAAGCAATCCACTACCAAGCCGCCTGGTGGGACGCTGTATTGCAGAAGCGGCGCCACAATATCCTCCGGTTTCTGAGTTTCATTCACCGCGTAGCCGTGGCAGCTACGGGCGTAGATCACACTGCCCATGAGCCGCGGCCCGCCATCCTCGCTGGCGTAACTTGCTTCTCCGATTTCGCCCCAATGCTTTGGCCGCCCCTTCCTTCGGACTGTTCTGGCGGTGGCATCGTTCGTGAACTGAGGGTCTCGGTACAACGACCCCCAGTCGCCGCGATAAAAGTGCAAAGCAAGCTCGTGCATGCGCCTGAATCTATCGTTTGAGCTGTTGCTACCGTTGTGCTTTTCCCACACCACGTCCTGAGCGAACTTCCACGCGCCGAACTGGTGCCCCTTGTGCAGGAACATGCGCATGCTTCCAAAGCACCATACTTGTGGCGCCACAAGATACGCCATGTCTGGCCACCCATCAGGCCAAACGTCCCAGTCCAGCGATGTTTCTCCGTACGGAGGGTCTGTCAAGATTGCATCTGCCCGCGGAAGAATCGGGAGCAACACCAAAGCATCGCCTTTGTACAGGACGATGGAATCATCCTGGTAGTACGGCTTCGGCAGTGCGCTTGGCAATTCTCCGAATGACTCTGACACTGAACGCCCCGCGCTCAAGCGCCCCCGCCAGCAGCACCCGGCATCGTCCCGATCGGCGCATACGTGAACCCCTGCCGCGCGTTCAGGTCTTCCATCCGCCCCGCGATCCGC